CGTTAATTTACGTTACGTCTACGGTTGTTTCTAATAACTGTATTCAACATACGTATCTATAAACTTAGTTAAGTCCTTAAGAACTTTAGCATAAAGCTTAGTCTTATGAATTTTACGTTTAGTATCAACTTTGATAGGTAAAACTTCAAAGTTAATGTCGACAACTCTTCTGTTGTCAACCACTTTAAGAGAATCTTTCGATTTTCTTAGTCAAGTGACGTCTAAGTTTTGGAGAGTACGATAATGCTTTTTAGTATTATCAACAAGTAGCGAACCAAACTGCTTACTATTTCAATTGTACTCCGGTGAGGCATTATAACCTCCGACTGGTATCAGTTGTTTAGATAGAGCACGGGCGAATCATATATAAGATTTGTCTAAAGATGTTAACAATTTAATGTCTTCGTTCGTTAAACTAGAATCTAAGATAGTTCATAGTTTCGTAATTGAAATATCGAAACGTGACGTCGGCGCAAAAATACGCATCGGTCTGACTTTCTTACGGTAAATTCGTTTACTACATGATAAAACGTAATCATTGTGAGTTACGTTCTTCTCAGTGTTAACAATTCCACCAAGTGATTCAATCTTATTAATATATGACTGAACTAGTTCAGTAGGAACTATAGTATCGTCACCGACAACTATAGACTTTGCTGAAACGGTTCAAGCAGTGATAGCGTTAGCTATCTGAAGAATATAAAATGATGGTGTAATTCCCAGTGGGTTTCCATTCTCTCACGAGATTAGGTCTCCATCATATCCTTCGAAATCAGTATACTTACAGAAACGATTATAAATATCTAGTAAGTTGATAACATTTAATTTATGTTTATCAGCGATATCTAGGTTGTTTACGAAAGTAGTTATGATCTCAATTTGTCCAATTAAGGATAAGTTCTCTGTTGCTCCTGATAAATCGACCGCTGTTAGATCACTGAAGTTTTCATAACTTCTAACTTTATCTATAATAGATATAAAGTTATCATGATCACCATGTCGAGTCTCATTATAAGAGGTCGGGATATACTTATTAACTGCTTGCAAATAACTTAAGAGTGGGCGAAAAGCCTCATTCAGAAGTGGATTACCAGAACAAATAAATCTGGGTTTATATCCTTTATCGGTTAATACTTTGACTGACCCTAAAGGTTGGTCTAAGGTATCTTCGATTAGTGAGAAGAGATTTCAATAAGAATTCTCTAACTCATACTTCGGGACTAAGTCTCTAAAATTTAATTCAAAGACCTCTAGTCCAGTACTTTCAGCACCTTCGAGATTAAACTCTTGGAAACTCTGTTGTACTTCTCTTTCTGTTATAATTTTGTCATATTGGTTAATCACTCCCATCCTATATTTAAATTTAGGACGGAATCGTTTAATCACCGTTGAACGAGCTAAATCTGAAACCTCTGATTTAAAATCATCAGTAACTTCAATTAGTCTTTCACCCTGTGTGACATCCGCTTTAAATTTCTCGTAAGAGTTATTTATAAGATTACTATCAGGTCGTGATAAACCTCAGATTACTTTCAACACATCAGGTATTTTAGGATGAGATTTTCATCTTTTCCTGTCAGCAGCATTCTTTGAATAAGATAATGCTTCTGTAACACCACGTGTTGTTAATAATTTCATGAAGAACATTGCTGCTCCTCGAGTAGTCTTGTTGTTAGATCTAATACTTTTGTTTAGTATTCTAACTGTTTGCTTACCAAGTAATTCGGTAAGTTCGCAGGGACGTAGGTCGCTACTATGTGTAGACAAGTAGGAATTAACAGAGAATATTAGTTTATTCTTGTTCTTTTTCATATTTGTCTCCCTCTTCGAAACCAAGCGTTT